TTGTTGCGAAGTATGCTATGGGTCACGGAGTTCTCCGTCCAGAGTGTGCTATCGAATTGATCGCATAACCTGTTTTCTCTCGGTGTTGGGAGGTCTGTGATTCGTTCCGCTCCCTCCATCGGGATTACTTTTTTATACATATCATGGCACTGACGACGAAACTAGAAGCTGTAAACATTATGATCTCCGTTATCGGGGAAGCACCAGTTAATTCATTAGGTGTAGGTACAGGCTTTATTCCGGTATCTGTTTCGCAAGCTGAGTCAGTCCTAGATGAAACAACAAAAGCTGTCCAATCAGAAGGATGGCACTTTAACACCGAGCACGAGTATCCACTTACACCAGACGCAGTAACGCAAAAGATCACACTGCCTGGTAATACACTTAATGTGGACCTCGACCCACAAATTTATACAGACTCCGATCCTGTGCAGCGAGGGCGTAAATTGTACGACCGTAAGAACCACACGGATATATGGACGAAAGAAGTGAAAGCTTCGATAACTTTTGAATTAGACTTCGAGGAATTGCCTGAGCAGTTTAGACACTATATCACAGTGAAATCAGCTCGTATCTTTGCTAGTCGCTTTTTAGGTAACAGAGAAATAGAAGGGTTTGCGTTACGAGATGAGATTGAAGCAAAAGCTAGGGCTATTGAAAGCGACTCAGAAAATGCAGACAGAACTATCTTTGATAGCTACAGCGTACTTAGAGTATTAGATAGATAAGCGATGCCTCTGTTAGTTAACAGTGTTCCTAACCTAGCACAGGGAGTATCTCAACAACCCGACAGTCTTAGGTATCCCGGTCAATGTGACGAACAAGTCAATGCTTGGGCTACTGTTGTAGAAGGATTAGTAAAGCGTCCGAATACAAACTTTGTAAGTAAAGTAAGTACAAGCAGCGGAGCTGGTTTATTCACACACTTCGTAAAGAGAGATGAAGACAATAAGTACTGTGTTACTGTGTCTCTTGGTGGTGTAGGTGTTATTGATTTAGACAGTGGTAACAATATATCAGTAGCTACTACATCTATTGCTACTAGTTATCTCAGCGGTATCAGTAGTCCGTTAGCAGACATACGAGCACTGACAGTAGCTGACTATACATTCCTTGTTAATAAGAAGAAGGAAGTAAAGGTAGATACAAACCCAGACTTTTTATCTAAAGATATACGAGACGACAACGGTAAGTACAATGCTTTAGTGTTTGTCAAGATGGGCGACTATGAAAAGACCTACGACATAATCCTAGAAGGTAAAGAGGTACCGTATGGAGGTACAGGTCATACAAGCAACAAGACTCCTCCTGGTGGGCATACATACGAAAGTGGTACAAGTGCTCACGGAGTTAACGCAGACACAGAAGTTATAGCTGAAGATTTAGAGATAATACTAAATGCTTACTTTGGTAGTGATAAGATCGTAGCGGGTCTTAGTATGTCAGGTGGTAGCGGATTTACTCCAAGTCAAACAAGACAAGGTTCCACTGGTAGCACTGTGACTTACTCCTTTGCTATCGAACAGTTTGAAGATGACGGTAGCGGTAATCCAGACTTAGATCAAAAAGTAGGATACGGTGCTGGTGGTACACTTATTATAGGAAGTAACGGAGCTGTACAGTCTTTCCAAGTTACACACAAAGGTACAGGGTACGACAACACACAAACAACACCAGGTACTTACGATAAACCATTTGTACTTACTATCACCAAAAACACTAATTCTACATTTTGGGTTCGTCCTAAGACTATTAGAGGTAGAGGTCGTTACGAGACATCCACAAGTAAAACGGTATACACATCTTTCCCTTCTACTCCTGGCGTTGTTATGCCAACCTTTAGTCCTACTTTACCTACAAGTGCTAGTTATACAGTAGAGCGTCGAGGAGCTGTTCTAAAGATACAAGCAGATCACGACTTCTCTATACGCACAGAAGATGGATTAGCGAATGAAGGTTTAGGTGTAGCTTATAAAGAAGTAGCTAGTATAACAGACTTACCCAAGCGTTGCTTCAATGACTTTAGGGTGCGTATCAGAGGCGATGCAGATATAGATCAAGATGATTACTATGTTATCTTCGCTACTAAAGATCGTGAAGATTACGGTGAAGGTAGTTGGGTAGAGACTGTTGGATGGGATGACGGACCAGAAGCTAAGCGAGCAAGCACAGGTATAGATACTACTATTGATTATACTACTATGCCTATCACTCTTGTAGCTGATGGTTATGATGCGGTTACAGGAAAAGTAACTAGCTTCACTTTACAAGCTCCCAATGAGTACGGTAATGTCGTAGAGAACAACGGTGTTTACTACAATTTAGTAGAACCTCATATATCTGACGCTGATACTGAACCAGGTACTGGTGCTGATTGGCAAGACTACTGGGTAGTTACAACAACTGTTAGTTCAGCTAAAGCTTGGAGTACCAATGTACAGTATGTAGAAAGAGCTGTAGGGTACGGACAAAGGAACGCTGGAGACAACGGAACCAATCCATTCCCGTCTTTTGTAGGTAGTACCATCAACGATGTATTCTTCTTTAAGAACCGTTTAGGATTCCTCACAGATAGTAATGTTATCTTTAGTGAAGCAGATGAGTACTTTAACTTCTTCCGTACTACTACACAGCAGTTGTTAGATAGTGCTCCGATAGATGTAGGACTTAGTCACACTAAAGTAGCAGTTCTGCAATACGCTAAAGCATTCCAAGAGAAGCTGATGTTGTTCAGTGACTCTAGTCAGTTTGTACTTAGAGGAGCAGATGTGTTATCACCTAAGACGGTAGCTATATCACCAGTCAGTGAGTACGATACAACAGATAATGTTGAACCGTTAGTACTAGGCAACTACATCTACTTTCCGTTTAATCGGGACAAGTACGTTGGTATGTACGAATACTATGTAGATAGTAACACTGAGGTATTTGAAGCACAGGAAATAACAGAGCATGTATCTAAGTATATACCGTCTTCTGTTAGGATGATGGCTGGTTCTACTACCCAGAATACAGTGCTTGTACAATCACTATCTGAACAAAGTTCTTTGTATGTTTATAAATACTTCTGGAGTGGCAAGGAAAAGATACAAAGTGCTTGGCAGAAGTTTACTCTTGGTGGTACTAGTGCTATCAGAGGCTTTGATTTTGTAGATAGTACATTGTATTTATTGATAGATCACAACAGTGAGTTATACCTAGAGAAGTTAATACTAGAAGAAGGATATGTAGATAAAGGCGACGGAGCTTCGCTAGGTGAGTATTTCGGATGGGATTCTGCTTACCCAATACTATTGGATTGTAATACATCTTACTTTGAGGGTGTCACACATCAGTACGACGCTGTTAACAATGTTACTACTTTATCTAATATACCACTGCCTGTATCAGCTGATGATGTTACTAATGATGTAATTCAAGTGTGGAGTAAGTACGGTCGTAAGTATAACTTTACTAGGGTAGACGATTCTACGATTACTATAGAAGGTCAATTGTACGATTATGTTACTTATAACGGTACGATCTATAAATGTAATCTTAGCCACGACTCAGGAGTTAGGGACAAAGGGACACACCTAGTTGACAATTATAAACCAGACGGTTCATTCGGTAGTACTGTTTGGTCTACACTAACAGGTGACGAAGCAGCTAGAGTAACTACAGCACCAGAGTGGCAACAAGATGTATGGTACGAAGGATACGAGAACTTTGTTATAGGGTATACATACAATATGTTGTACAAGTTCTCCGATCAGACACTGAAGCAACCTACTGAAAAAGGAGGACGCAGTGCATCTAACTACACATACCAGACACTTAGAACAGGTAGCTTGAACTACGCTGATACCGGATTCTTTCAAGTAGAAGTAACACCTAAACACAGAGACAGTTACTACTATCCATTTAACTCTAACTTACTGGGAGAAGGAGCACTGGTTAATAAGTTCACTCCACAAGACGGACACTTCAGATTCCCTATACAAGCACAGCCTGGTCAAGTAGATATAGAGATTACAAGTAGTTCTGCCTTGCCTGTTAAGCTGTTAGGTGCAGAGTTTGAATCGATGATAATACCGAGGACTAGAAGATATGGAGCTTAGAATAGATGAAGCACAACTTGATATGGATGCTCCTGATCTGTATGAGGACTTACGGGAGGAAGATATGTTAGAGATTCTTGGATTGATGCACCACCCTAGAGATGCTGTGTATATGTCGTACGCTACATCCAGCAAGTGCTACAGTGTAAAAGATGAAAGCAACTATCTATACTGCTCATTTGGAGTAGCTCCTATCAACGGTACTAATATCGGAAGTGCTTGGTTATTAGGTACTAGAAGATTACCAAAGATTAAGAAGTTCTTCTTACAACACTCTAAGGAGCGGATGCAGGAACTACTGAATGGATTTGATTACTTAACTAACTTTGTTATGCGTACTAACACACTGAGCATTAGATGGTTGGAGTGGTTAGGTGCTGAGTTTAACGATTGTCAGTACGATAACTATCTGTCATTTATATTAGAGAGGAAGTAATTGTTATGTGTTTTCCAGGATTACCAGCAGTAATGGCAGGGCTAGCAGTAGCCTCTGGGGGTGCTCAGTATTTAGGTGCTAGGCAACAAGCTAAACAACAAGAGAGATACCAACGACAAGCACAAGCAGCAGAACGGTTACGATTCCAACAAGAACAAACTTCGATGCGTATGCGTCAAGCACAGGAGCAGGAAGCTGTTGGACGGGAACTTGAACAAGTCAGTCGTAAATCACAAGCAGCACTTGCGAGAGCTAGAGTATCCGCTGGAGAAGCTGGTGTGGCAGGTGCGTCCGTTCAAGCTTTGATGAGTGACTATATGAGACAGGAAGCTGGGTACAGAGCTGCGTTGTTAAGACAACAAGAGATGGGCGGTTTAGCTACAGGACTCGGACTTGAACAAGCAGGGTTTGCTACGAGACAGCGTCAGATCGGAATAGCTCAACCAATCAGTAGACCGAATGTACTTGGTTCGTTGTTACAAACTGGAACGGCTGCTCTTGGGGCTTATGGTGCAGGACTTCAGATACAAAGTATGGCTGGAGGTGTGCCTTCAATACCAACAGGTTCAGTACCTACGGTAGATGCTAGAGGTCTTCCTCAGTACACTATTTAATTATGGCTAGAGAACGAGTACAAGTACAAGGACTAGGGGATGTTGCTCCTGGTATTCAGCCTACCATTCAACGAGCAGGTCAGTACGGCATTCAAGTGCAACGAGCTGGTCGTAATAAGTTGATGGATTTAGCGGATGCTTTGTCACAGGTTAATCCTATGCTACAGCAGTACGGACAAGTAGCGGAACAAGAAGCACAACTATTTGAAGAGGAGCTGGCACGGAAGAGTCCGGAAGAAGTACAAGCCATGCTCAAGAAGACGGAGGGAGAACTAGACAAACAAGTACGACGAGGTGCTATGGGTTGGTTGACTTCTCCGTTGAATCAGAAGAGGAAGATGCAAGCTGTAGGTGCGTTGTTACACGACGACTACGAAAGGCAGCTTAAAGCTCAAGTACAAGACCCAGCTAATGCGGATGCAGATATAAACGAATTGATAGCGGGTGTTAAAGATAATCTACGCAATCAATATGGTTCTCTACAAAGTACTTTTGTTAACGAAGGTTTTGAAGGTGCTATCAGAGAAACAACAAGAAGATATACATTAGCACACGATTCGTTATCAACAGCACAAGCTAGAAATCAACTTTATCGAGCAGGTAAAAATGTATTATTTAATTCAGCTATTTTAATAAAAGATGAAGTAACAGGTAATACTAGAATGGCTGATGCTGATTTACTTAATCAATGGTACGAAGAAAACCAAGGAGCACTTACACCAGCTGAGTTACTTAAATTACGAAAAGAGGTTACATTAGAGCTTGCACAAAGAGACCCAGACTCAGCTAGAAATTTTTTAAATTATACTACAGGATTTAAAGTAGGTACATCTAAAATGTCTGAAGCTATGGGCATAAAAGGGGAAGATGTTTTCTCTATGTACGGTGCTGAAGAAGCTGACATATATGAGGATATTGATAAAATAGAATTACAAGCCCAAGCTAAAAATGTACACGCTGCTAATCAAGAGTTTGCTGTTATAGATGAATTAGCTGTGGACATAGGTATGGCTCTTAAAGCTGGTCAAGTTTTTGTTACTAAAGAAGGTGAGGAGATTTCTAACGAAAAACAAGCAAAGACATATCTTTTAAATAAATTACAACAATCTGATAATATTTTAGTTAGAGGAAGTAACGGTGTTAAGACGGTCGAAACTGCTTTGAAGTTATTTGAAACTGAACCTGATAACTTTATACCATTCTTTAATAAAATAAGAAACGCAGGTTTAGATAACAACCTAAACAACAGACTTAAGCAAGCTGAGAGTTTTATATTGAGCCAAAACTTGATGGAGGTTCAAGGAGCTGATGGTATAGGTAAACAGATAATTAATCCTTTATATCAACGATTTGCTTCAGAAATAAGATTTGAATTAGATGAGGAGCGTAGACAGAAAATAAGAGAACTTAGTAGCGGTAATTATTTAAATGTAAAAGGAGAAGAAGTTAGAAGCACAGCTTGGGATAGCGAAGTAATGGAAGACATGGCTCGATGGGATAGATATTACCATGAACAGTTCCAAACAAGATTAAATGAAAAGATTAACGGCAAGCTTGAACAAGATAAAAAAGATGCCGAGGAAGCTAGTAAACAAAAAGCAACTAGAGAAATAATAGAAGGTAAATCGTTTTTAGACCCAACTACACCTCTAAGTGAAGCAACTACTCTTTACAAAGATTTACCTAATATATTTAGTGCTTTCACTAATCCGTATGATTTGGAATCTAATTTAAGAGAAGGCGATTTAGAGGACGCAAGATCATGGGTTGAGAATTTTGAAAAACAAACCTTAAAAACTAAAACGGTTCCTTTACCAGTGTTAGGATCAATTCCTATACTTAGTTATAGAAATGAATTAGAAAACACTATTAAACTTATTCAAAACCCTAAAACTTCTACGGAATCAAAAGAAAAGGCTCAAAAGTTGATGTCCTTATATTTATTTGCTAAAGGGTTGTATACACCTGAAAACATAGCTAACGGAAATGTTAATATAGAAGTAGGAGGTACACCTGAAACAACTAAATTAATGCCTGTGAGACAAGCTGAAAGAAAAGGTTTTACAATTTTAGAGAGAGGACTTGGAGCTTACGGGGGTATTGCTGAAGTAAAAGTACCTGCTGTAGAAGGGGTTAATTATAATGTAAGAATTGACAGAGAAGCTGTTAAAAGGTTTGCTGAAATTTTCCCTATGATACCTAAAGAAAGACTTATAGAGATGTCCAGAGTTGGAACTGATGATCTTTCTAAGGAACAAGCTATGTACGAAGCGATACATAATGTCACGCCTGATGAAGCCGCATTGAAGGCTTGGATAGAGAAACAGAGAGACTTAGCTCAAAAAATTTATAAAAATTAATAACACATGAAGGTAGAACATTTTAAGTTAGACTACAATCCAGTAGAGATTCCAGAGTTCGGGATGACTGATTATATGTTGGATGCCGTAAAAAGCATACCAGCCGGACTTGAAGACATGGCTCATGGTGTGTATAACTTAGGGGATTTTCTTTCGTTTGATGTGTTACCCGATTGGGATGAAGAACGATTCTTTGAGAGACCTAAGACATTAGCGGGTGATTTAACAGCTGGATTAATACAATATGCTGTGCCTTTTGGTGTTATTGGTAAAGGGTTGAGTAAAGCAGGTAAACTAGCTAAAGGAGTAAAACCAGGTAAACTCTTAGATTTAAAACCGCAGGGATATTTAGCTGCGGATGTTGCTACTAATTTCATAGCGTTTGATGGGCAGCAAGAAAGATTATCTAACTTCTTAAAAGAGATAGACCAACCTGAGTTTACACAAGCCGTCACAGATTATTTAGCAGCTGATCCTGAAGATACTGAATTAGAAGGTAGACTGAAAAATGTATTAGAAGGTGCGATGATTGACGCTGGTGTTGGAGGTTTATTCAAGTTGTTCTCCACATCTCTTAAAGCCTCTAAAAGATTCACAAAAGAAATAGCGGATGGGGCAACCAAAGAAGATGCAGTAACCACGGCTATGATGCAGTACCAAGACGAAGCTAAGACTATCGATGCTTTTTCTGATTTAGATAAGTCTACTGCGGTTGAGGATGTTGGTTTTTCTGAGTTACCTGATTTAAGAGTAAGACTTGGAGCTAGTCCTGATTTAGTAGATGATTTTGATGAAGCTATAAGAATAATACCACCTCCATTTAAAACATACCCAGAAGCAGGTTTAGCTGAATTACAACCTAAAGGTGCTGGGGTATTAAAGAAAAGGCTTATTAAGAAGTTTGCTCTTGGAGGTGACATTGAAGGAGCTGAGGAAGTAGAGAAGTTTATAGATGTTCTAGGTGAGCGTATGTTTGGCGATGTTAAAATATCAGTAACAAACAAAATATCATCGGAAGGTAGATACAACTGGGGATCAAACATCATGCAGCTTCGTAAAGACATGGTGGAAAGAGGAGGATTAGAAAGAACAGCTATACACGAACTATGGCATAGTTTAAGTCGTTACTTACCGAAAACAGATTTAGATAAACTTACTAAAGAATTTAAAAAAGAAAGACTGAAGTATATTAAAAGTTTTGGTGTAGAGTTAGACGAAGGGACGCAAGACTTATTAATGAGGTCTGATAGTTTAAAAGATTTACTTAAACTTCCCGAAAGACCTAAAGATTTACCTAAAGAACTAGACGACTTTTTATCAGGTAATCAGTTTACAGATAAGAACTATAGATTTTTAGATATAGACGAATACTTTGCTGAGTTAATGACTGATGAGTTTTTAGCTAGGTCTGGTAAAGGTGAGTTTGATAGAGCTACAGCTAGAGGTTTTAAACAAATTGCTAGAGATGTAGCTATAATTTTAAAAGATTTGTTTGCTTCTTTACAGGCTAAGTTAGGCTTCAAACAACAACGTAAGATATTTAATGACTTTCTAGCTCAAAGAAATATTGTAAAACAAAGACAGTATAATTTAGATCAGAGGTTTAGATATTTACGCACAACTTCAGACCTTCCGGAATTAAAAGATACAATTAGTAAATTTGCTAAGGATGTTGATACTTCTACTTTGAAGATAGGAGGTAGACAAGCTGTAAAAGGATTAGCTAAACAAACAGCTAAATTACCAGCAGGTTTACAAGTAGAAGGAGTAGCTCAGTTACAGGATGTTATGGCTGACGAGTTACTTAAAGACGGTAGGAAAATGCAGGAACTAACTGATGAGCTTCTTGAAGAAGGGGCTATTATGGAGTTAGCTAACTTACTAGGAGCAGATGGTAAATACCTAACAGGTTTAGTTGAAGCTGCTAGAAAAGATCAAACTACTTTGTTCCGTATAACTTCCAGGATGGCAGCTCTTAAAAAGTTAGCTTTAGAAAATGGAAAAGAAATAATAGACATAGCTAAGAACTACAAAAATAGCGGAGCGAAAATGATGCCTGAAGAGCGGGAAATTATGGAAGCCCGTTTAAAAGGTTTGTTTGAACAACAGTTACACATTCAAGCAGGTCATTCAGGATTGGCTAGTGGTTTCGGTAGGGGTTTAAAAAGCGTGAAGATGGGTACTAAAGTTACTCTAAGCGACGCAGAGATTAAGAACGCACAGCTCAGACAAGAATACCTCAGTAAGAGAGGCGGTCTAACGATGGACAAAATGGTAGAAGGTATATTGATTGCTGAACAAAATGGAGGTGATGATATATTTGCTGCTGTTATTGGGTTGAATAAACAAGTGCGTGGCACTGCTGGTGGTAAGATGTTAGACATGTTACAAGAGTACTACAAGAACTCACTGATGTGGGGACCTAGAACACTTACTACTAACTACCTAGGAACAGGATTAGCTCACTATCTTAAAAACTTTGAAAGGTCTATAGGAGGTTGGATGAGTGCTGACCCAGCTGTAAAGCAAGCTACTGCTAATGCGTGGGGTTCTTCTATGAGTTTAGTAGAGCAAGTAAGTTTCTTTTTGAAAGCTTGGAAGACAGATGGTTCTCAATTTATAGGAGATGCAGGTTCCGCTTTTGTTGAGGGTACTGGTTCTAGTATCGGATCAATAACAGGCAAGAATGTACAACAAGTATTAGGAACTGAGATTTCGGACGGTATTAAAGAAGCTATAGATTATGCAGGGAAATGGGTTAGATTACCTAATAGGTTTAATTTCTCGGTGGATCAAATGTGGAAGTCAAACCAATACAGAAGTAGAGCTTATGCACAGTTAACTTTAAAAGCTTACGACTTAGGTCTTAGGGAACCGCAAGAAATAGCTAAGTATATACATGACTCTTTTGAAGCTTTAGTAACTAGATCAAACAGAAACTTTTCAGAACAAGCTTTATTTAGGGAAGCTGATGAATTAGTACAAGGACCTTTCCAAACTCCGGCTGATAGATCGAAAGCAGTAGCTGATTATGTGCAAGGCGAAAAAGCGTCTAAGTTAGAAAGAGCCAGAGAGTTAGGTTTGGTTGATGAAAATTTAGAGGATAACGCAGCTTTAATACAACTTACTAAAGATTTTATTGATCCAAATGTTAGAGCTGCTGAAGAAATTTCATTCTCTGCTGAGTTAGGTCCAATTGGAGCTGCTGTACAGAATTTAGTTACTAAAACAAAAATAGGATTCTTAGTTGCTCCTTTCGTGCGAACTCCTACAAATATCTTAAAATTCTCTTTTGATAGATTATCAGCACCAACACGACTAGCTATTAATAAGTTAAGAGCATCAGATGCTTGGGCTAAATTAGAACCTGGTTACAAAGCTAGAATAGAAGCTTTAGAAAACGGAGGGAAAGGGTTAGAGCAAGTTCGTAAGTCGATGCTAGAACAACTCAAAGCTGTTAAAGACGACGGAACTCCAGACCTTATTGCTAGAGCAGAGGCTAGAGGTAAATTAGCATTCGGCACTATGTTGAACTCAGCTCTGTTTAGTGCTGTGCATATGTTCGGTGATCGTATAAACGGTGGCGGTCCAGAAGATTACAAACAAAGACAAATGTGGTTAAATGCAGGTAATCTTCCTTATAGTATAAAGATGGGAGATACTTGGGTTAGTTATCAAAGACTTGATCCACTCGCTACCATGATCGGTGTATATGCTGACATGAAAGATTTAGCGGAAGATAATAAATTAACTAGTGCGGATGAGTCTGATTTGGAAAGATTGATGGCTATCGGTATGTGGACTGGTATTAGAAACTTCACTAGCAAATCTTATTTATCAGGTTTAGATCAAGTTTTAAGCGTATTGCGAGGACAAACACCTGCTGGTAAATATGCTGGTGGTATGACCGCTGCTTTTCTTCCTAATATTTTAGCACAGGGACAGTCCATAACAGGCGATCAAGAAATGAAAGAAATAAGAGGTTTCGCTGATATAGTGCTTAGAAAAATACCTGGTACTACTTTAGACTTAAAACGCAGTCCTTTAGGAGAACCTGTTGTAAAACAATACTTTGAAGGATTAGCAGGTATATTAAACCCATTAAATCCTATAGCATTCGGTATTGATAATAATGATGTTGTAGCTAAAGAGCTTGCTAATGTTGGTCATGGGTTTTCCATGCCTTCTACTAAATATAAAGGAGTTATAGAACTTACAGATTTTATCGGGTCTAATGGTAGAAGTGCTTACGATAGGTGGTTAGAGTTATCATCTGAAGTAGTACTGAATGGAAGAACTATGCGACAAGCTTTAGGTGATTTAATAAAAGATAAAAGATACCAAGCACTTGATCCTAAATCTTTTAGCGGTCTTCCTAGTCAAAGAGTTAAATACATTAGAAGAATTATAGATAGATACAGAAACGCTGCTAGAGCTGAAATGTTTAATGAGTTCCCAGAAATCGCAGAGCTTAATAGACAAGTAGCAGCAAGTTTACAATCTGGCGTATCACGAGAAGATGTGCTTGAACTCCTAACTCAATAGTTAATAATATATTATCATGGCAAACACCTATGTAGACTACACTGGCGACGGGAACCAAACCTCCTTTGCCTACACTTTCGCAGTTCTATCCGGACAGCAAGAAAACCACATCATTGTCGGAGTAGACGATTCCACAACAACAGGAGGAAAGTTTGAAGTAGTTGACTCTGCGGACTATACGATAGACACATCAGCAGGTACAATCACTTTTGATACAGCTCCAGAATTAGGTGCTCGTATACGAATCAGAAGAGACAGTGACGCATCCACTCTGCTTGTTGACTTTAAGAACGGTACAGTGCTACCAGAGAGAGATTTAGATTTAGCTTACTTACACAACTTATTCTTAAACGAAGAGATTGAAGAAGGTAGCGGTAAGAAGACTTTAGTTAAAGATGCTAACGGTAATTACGACGGTGACTCTGTAAAGCTGGTTAATCTGGCTGATCCGGAGAACGCACAAGATGCTGTTACTAAATCATATGCAGACGGCAGATATGTAGACGAAGCTGGGGATACAATGACAGGTAACCTAGATATGGGTTCCAATGAAGTCACTTCTTCTGCTGTACCGTCCGGTAATAACTCTCTTACTAACAAGTCCTATGTAGACGGAGAGGTAGCTACTGAAGCTGCTGCTCGTATAACAGGAGACTCTGAGCAAGTAACTAAAGCGGGTGATAGTATGTCTGGTGATTTAACCATGACTAGCCCAGCTAAAGTCGTACAAGCTGCTGCTCCTACCACTGCTAATGATCTGACTAATAAGAACTATGTAGATGGTGTTGTTGCAGCTGGTGATGCGTTAAAGGTTAATAAGAGCGGTGATACGATGACGGGTGCTCTGACACTACCAGGAACCGATCCAAGCAGTGATAATCACGCTACTAGAAAACGCTATGTAGATCAGCAGATTGCTGTTGCAGTATCTTCAGGTACTCCAGGTGGACCAATTGACACAGCTAATATAGCAGACGACGCTGTTACTGCTGCTAAGTTAGATCACACCACTGTTACTCCCGGTTCTTACACTAACACTGATATTACAGTGGATGAGAATGGACGGATTACAGCTGCTTCTAGTGGTTCCAGTGGTGCAGGTGCTACGAATCTTAGTAATACACCCGGTACTTCATCTGTAGAAATCGAATCGTCTAGCGGTACAAATACTACGGTTGCAGGTGCTACTACTAGTTTAGCCGGTGTGATGACAGGTGCTGATAAGACAAAGCTAAACGGTATTGCTACAGGTGCTACCGCTAACTCTAGTGACGCTACTTTATTAGCAAGAGCTAACCACACAGGTACACAGACTGCATCTACTATCTCAGACTTTGATACAGAAGTAGCTAATAATACGGCAGTTGCAGCAAATACAGCGAAGGTAACTAACGCTACACACACCGGAGATGTTACTGGTGATACTGCTCTGACCATTGCTAACAGTGCTGTTACTACAGCTAAGATCGCTAGTGGTGCTGTTACCGCCACACAGATTCAAGTTAATGCTGTGGGTCAAGCTGCTATGCAAAACGATTCTATAGGCACTAATGAACTGATTAACGATGCTGTTACCTTTGCTAAGATGCAGAATATCAACACTGCTAAAGTAATAGGTAGAACAACGGCTGGTAGTGGTGATCCTGAAGAAGTATCTATATTAGATGATGATACGATGGCGACAGCTTCTGCTACTTCATTAGCTACATCTGAAAGTATTAAGGCGTATGTAGATGCTCAGGTAGTTAGTGTCTCTAAGTACGCTAGTGGATGGTTTAACGACACTACAGGATTAGCTAACGGAGGTACTTATAGTTTCACACATGGATTAGGAACTGCTGAAGCTCAGATTCAAATATGGATGGCTACAAGTAGTGCAGGTGCTAATATTAAACTAGTTCCAACTCACGATACTGATGGAACCGCTAACAGAGGAGCATCTATAACGGCAATTAGTTCTACAACTTTAACAGTTCAGTTAACTGATAGCGGCTGGACTCATTTAAATTCTAATGGCTCAAGAACGAATGGAAATTGGGGAACTACATACACACACATTAAAGTAGTAGTAATAGGATAACAAATGATCGAATCTCTATCTGGTCTTTTAAATACCGCTCTAGCTATTGCCCTTGGAGTTATCGGTTGGATTATTAAACGCATGATCGAACGCTTAGACCTTGGTGATAAACGGATGACTAAGATAGAGGTAGAGTTAGCTGCTCAACGGGAAAGAGATAGAGCTGTTGAAGAAAGGATAGCTAAGGTAGAGGAAGCAATTAAAGAAGTTCACAACAAACTAGATAGAATGTTAGAAGTATTAGTGAGGAAATAGTTATGCCCAAAAAAGGATTATATTACAACATTAACAGAAGAAAGAAACTAGGTATCAGCCGTAGCAAAAAGAAGTCTACTATATCTGCTAAAGCTTACGCTAATATGAAGCGTGGGTTTCCGAAGAAGTAATGGCTAAGTCTGTATCACTATCCCTCGGTAGAGGTGAGAAGTCCCGTAAGGGTGGGCTGACTGCTAAAGGTAGAGCTAAGTACAATCGTGCTACTGGTTCTAAACTGAAAGCTCCTCAGCCTGGTGGTGGTCCTAGAAAGCGTTCCTTCTGTGCTCGGATGTCTGGAGTCAAAGGACCAATGAAGGACAGTAAAGGTAGACCAACAAGAAAAGCTTTAGCGTTGCGTAGATGGAAATGCTAAGACGACCTAAACCACCCCGTATCCATCCGCTTACCTTTCAAAGCCGGACGCTTGCTGCTGTATCCAGTGCTAGTGTTACGGAAGCATTAGAAGCTACACAAGCAGCACAAGTTCTTACAGATTCTATTACATCAGACCCTGACATCATCGGTGTGAGTGGTGGTAACGCTGCAATGAGTGATCCACAGATTGATGCTCAAGGTGCTACAGCTAGTGATAATTTAGATGTTTACAATGGAGGAGGAGCATAACAAATGGCAACTTTCAGTAAAAGAATACAGCTTAGAAACGATTCCGCTACGAACTGGAGCACAGCCAACCCTGTACTTTTAGAGGGGGAAATAGGTATCGAGATCGACCCTGCACGCAACAGAATTAAGATAGGTGACGGGACGACTGCTTGGAACGATCTGCCTTACTTCCTTGACGCTCGTGAAGAAGAAGTAGGTGATTACCAGGATTTCCTTGACGGCTTAACTACACCCTAATATAACACATGAGTAGCTTACTTACACAATTAGGACAGAAGGTTAAAGCCAAGCTTGATAACAAGCTGAATACATCGGGAGGATTGATTAGTGGTACGCTATCTGTTTCTCAATCTATACAGTTCGGATCGTATCAAGCATCGTCTCTACCTACCAACGGTACATCAGGTCGTGTTATCTATGTAACAGATGGTGACGGAAACGGTGGTCCTTGTATGGCTGTAGACGATGGTACTGATTGGAAGATCATAGAACTTGGAAGTACAGTAGCTGCTGTTACTCACTTACTTGCGGAAAACGGAGACAGCTTAACTACAGAGCTGGGTGACATTTTAATGATTGAACCTGTTTGACAGATATAAGCTCTCCTAATAACTTTATTTCACACAACTAACCCACAACAAAGGATTATATATTATGTCTAGTTTGCTTACCCAATTGGGTCAAAAAACCAAAGTAGAGCTTGATAAGAAGCTTGCCCTCGCAGGAGGAACAATGACCGGAGCTTTGACGCTCTCAGGTGCTCCTACTGCCTCCCTTCACGCTGCTACCAAAGCTTATGTTGATAGTGTTGCTTCTGACACTTCAGCTCTTCAGTCCGAAGTAGATGCTACTCAAACTGGTGCTGGTCTTGGTACTGACGGTTCTTATTCCGCTAACGCTTCGACCAACTATCTTGGTTCTGTAGCCAGCCTTAAAGCTGCTGACGAAGCTCTTGATAGCCAACTTAAAACTGTTGCTGATGCTGTATCTTCTAACGATAGCGACATCTCCAGCCTTCAGTCCAGCGTTAGCTCCAACTCTTCTGCTATCTCGACTCTTCAGTCTAATGTTAGCTCCAACGACTCCGACATCGCTACCTTGCAAAGCAATGTTAGCTCAAATGACAGTGATATTTCTTCACTTCAATCTGATGTTAGCACGCTGCAAAGCAATGTCTCTTCGAATGATTCGGACATCTCCACCCTTCAAAGCAATGTTTCCAGCAATGACAGCGACATCTCCGCTCTTCAAACTCAAGCTGGATCGCTCGCTTCTGACGGTAACTCCGCTTCCTTCTCCGGTAACATCTCCGCAGCCAATGCTACTTTCAGTGGTAACTTGACTGTTAATGGTACTACGACTTCCGTAAACACCACTAACATCGATGTAGCTGACAGCATCATGAACCTTTCTAAAGGTGCTGCTTCCGGAACAAATGCTTCTAATGACGGTGGTTTCATCGTGGAGCGTGGTTCTGCTGAATCCAATGTGGCTCTGATCTGGGACGAAGGAGACGACAAGTTCAAAGTTCTCACCACTTCTGCAACTGCTGCTGCTACTGACATCTCTTCGACTGACAGTTCAGCTGCTGCTGCTAAGTTTGATGCAGACCTCTACCACAACGGAACTGAATTAGGAACCGTTGCTGAGTT